ACTATATTATTACACTAGGAGTTTTATCTGCTGAAGAATATAATAATCCTAATTCTTATAGATCTAGCTCAGGCGGCTTTAAAAAAATAATTTTAAAAGGCGCCGGCGGCTCCTTAGACAAACGCTATCAAGTATTTGACGAAGTCGGCGCCGACGGTAGTGTAAGCGAACATGCAGAATATTATATTGATGATATTGATTTAGAAGCAGTCATTGCACCAAATCCAAATACTGGTGTAGCAATGGGGACAAATTTATCATTTACAGTAACAGAACCTTTCTCAATGGGAAATTTTGTTGAAGCAATTATAGGTATAGCACGAGAAACAGGTTACCAAAATTATTTAGATGCTCCTTTTTGCCTAAAGTTTGATTTTGTAGGCTGGAACGAAGGTGGTCAAAATGCAGCTAACTTCTTACAACGTCCTATTTTTATTCCGATTAAATTTACAATGATCGACTTTGCTGTATCGGGCACAGGCAGTGTTTATAGTGTTAGAGCAGTTCCAATGAGCGAGTCAGGATTGTCAGACAACATATCTAAAATTAAAACTCCAATTAAAGCTACCGGAACTCTTGTTCATGAAGTATTAGAAACTTCAGTTTCTTCGGTTACAGGAGGAATGAATGCTCAAATTGAAGCACTAGAAGAATCAGAAGCAATTAGTGGATATGACCGGTATGTAATCACATTTCCAAAAACAAGGAGATCTCTTGTTGAAGCATTAGGTGCTAATGTAGTTGAAGAATCTGCATTTACAACTACTGTTGAAGAAGCAATTGCACAACAAAAAGGATCTACTCAGCCGTTAGATGGCAGTACATATCAAGCTGATAAATTGAATAATGTATCTGTGAGCCCTGCAAATTCTACATATGCAATTTTAAAAACATATGCAGAAGATGAAGAGCAAATGAATGAAATTGGTCTAAGTCCTATTAATACAAGCACTAATGTAGGCGGAGCACAGCAAGAAGCAGAACCTGCAGCAGCAATAGATCCCGATACAGGAAAAGTTGATGCATCGTCACAGGCAGCACAAGCAGCAGATAAAGCAAGAGACTATCAATTTGGCCAAGGCGAAAAAATTACTAAAATTATTGAAAAAATAGTTAACCAAAGTGATTATGCAGCAGAAAAGTCAACTGAGGGTTCTAAAAACGGATTAAACAAATGGTACAAAATTGATACACAAGTTTTTATAGACGACAACGCAGATACTGAATTTCAAATGGGGCGCCCACCTAAAGTCTATGTTTATTGTGTAGTACCATACGAAGTTGACGAAGCACACGTACTATCAACTAACCAAAAACCTGCAAATACAGAAGGTCTAAAAAAAGCTGCTGCAAAAGAATATAATTATATCTACACCGGCAAGAATGAAGATGTGTTAAATTTTGATATTAATTTTAATCAAGCGTTCATGCAGACAGCATTATCTAATTTTGGTATGAACAAAGGTGGAATGCAAACCGACAACCATAAAACTAGTACTGCTATTACAGATGTTGAAACAGGCGCGACTCCGCCCAAAGAAACAGACATTTCTCAAAAAACTGAAGCTGGCGCACCTGTTGAACAAGCAGCAACATTGGCTACAGAAAGCGGAGGAACAGTAAATCCGGATATTAGAAGACAAATTGCTGAAATGTTCCATGATAGAATTACTAATATGCCACTAGACATGGTTACTGCTGAAATGGAAATTATAGGAGATCCTTTCTTTATTCCACAAGAAACGGGCAACTATGTAGCGGAGCAAGGTAGTCTACCAAATGCAACTGATGACGGCACAATGACATATCAGCAAGCAGAAGTATTTTGTGTTGTTAATTTTAAAACTCCTTTCGATTACCAAGTTAAAGGAGCAACTATGGAAATGCCACAAATTGTTGCAGGGTTTAGTGGACTATTTTCAGTATGGGCAGTTACTAATAGATTCTCAAGAGGTCAGTTTACCCAAACACTAAAATTAATAAGGCGTAGAGGACAAGACGATCCAGCAACTACAAATAATAAAGGATTTATAGAAACTAATCCTGATGCAAACATTAAGGAAAAACCAATAACGCTTGAAGGCGACCCAGGAAATCCAAACCCGCCAATTCTTCCAGAAGGTGATGCATATGATAATGCAGTTTGTAAAAGTAGTGAAAAAAGAACATTTGGATTTGATGATATAACTAAATTAATTCCGGCATTAGATTTTGATATACCTGAAATACCAATAGACATTATTCCTAGTAACTTACTAGATATAGAAATACCAGACTTGTCTGCATTTGGAGCTAATTTACCTAACTTTGATGAAATTGCATCACAAGTGACAGCATTTGATGTTAGTGCATTAGCACCTGCTGTTCCTGCTGTTCCAGCTGTTCCTAGCATACCAGGACTTCCTACACCTTCTATTCCAGCAACAGTCGCAGATGCAATAGATACTGCTATTTCGTCTGTTAGTAGTTCCGTAGGCTCTGGCAGCATTACCGGTCCTATTGGAGCTACCGGATTTGGCGGCGTATGGCAAGGCGGAGCTAACCCTGTTACTTCAGGCGCCACTGGCGCAAGCACTTCATTAACTCAAAATACTGATGGATCAGTAACAGTATCGTCTACAAACGCAGCTGGACAAACAATAGGCTTTACTGGTAACTCTGCTAATTTTCAAATTAACGGCCAGCCGCTAGAACCTCCTGCTGTATCGTTTGGTCCTGCTAATCCTAATACAACAAATCTAGTGTCAGTACCCGGCGGCGGCAGCATTACTGGCTCACCGCCAGACCCAGTATCGGAGATTCCTAACCCAGCAGAAATTGCTAATCCAGCTCTAGAAGAAACTGAATCAAACGACGGATTGACCTTCGGAGGTATCGGGTCAATCAGCGGCCTATACGGCCCCACCACCAGATAAGTATAAAAAAGGAATATTAATGCCATACCAAGATTTAGCTTATGATGCAGTACAGGACGAAGACGTTCAACAAAAAGGTGCTTCGGCTCCTGCAGAAAATTTCTCTAACGAAGGTCAGTATTGGCGCGACGAAAATAATATTATTACATATCTAACCTATGACGAATTTATTGCAGATGCTGACAGTGTTGCAATACCCCTAACACCAGATACAGTACCACCGATTATAAGGGTTGTAAATGGTGAACCGTATTTTAAAATGAAAAATAGATTTTTTGTAGCATTTGGCTCTACAAACGGAAATACTATTCGTACTTTGTATGAATTTAATGCAGACAGATATTTTAACGAAGGCGGTCAGTTACCTATTCAACCGCTTAACTCTGTAAAATGCGGTGAGTATAAAGGTATTCCAATATTTGAAGCAGATCCAACGTCTAGTAACGAACGACCCTCCGAAGTAGTTGCTATGACAACAAGTGAAAACGGTACAGAAACTACAACAACTACTAGTGATACCGGCGTAACAGAATCTAGTACCAGTAACGCTACTGAGACACCAGACGCATCAAATACTAGTACCGAAGATGCAGGTGGATCAGTGTCCCCAGAAACTGTAAGCACCGATCCTCTCCCAGTAGAAGCAACTGGTAGTAGCTACACTTATGAAATAATGAGGGCTGGATATGATCGATACGATTTTAACACTGGAAAAAAGGTAGTTGATTCTAAAACATATGCGTCTCCTGACCCAGGAGCGTCATTACCAACTCCAGTACCAGACATTCCACCAGCAGGGCCACAATAATGGCAGCAAGTTATAAAAGATCTCGACATACTGACAGTAAGTTTTCAGATTCTGGACCATACGAAGCAATAGTAGTTAATAACTTAGACACTAAGTATATGGGCGGATTAACCGTTGAATTACTAAAATACACTAGTGCTGGCGGCACTCCTGAAAGAACAGGACAACTATTAAACGTAAAATATCTTAGCCCGTTTTACGGAATAACACCAAATACTGCACTTACGCCAAACGAAGGATACCAACATACACAAAAAAGTTATGGTATGTGGATGGTACCTCCTGATGTAGGAACAAGAGTCCTAGTAATATTTGCTGAAGGAAATCCTAATTTTGGATATTGGATAGGCTGTATTCCAGCAGACTATATGAATTTCATGGTACCGGATGGCAGAGCGTCAACAGAAAAAACAACACAGCCCGATCTTCCTGACAATTTAAAAGGACGCAAACTCCCAGTTGGCGAATATAATAAACTAATTGAAGACGGTAGTTTAATCGATCCGACTCTTTTTAACAAACCGTATAATAAGGATTTTACTGAAACATTAGAAGTTCAAGGATTGTTAAACGACGAAGCTCGCGGCACAACAACTACTAGTGCAAGGCGAGAAATTCCTAGTATGGTGTTTGGTATAAGTACACCTGGTCCTAAAGATTATAGAGACGGTTCTCCAACGTCTGCAATTGGTTCTGCAAAACAAAAGATCTCAGTTCCTTCTAATAGATTAGGCGGAAGTTCGTTTGTAATGGATGACGGTGATGACAGATTTGTACGTGCAACACACGCCGAAGAAGGTCCTCCTATTTACAAAAATGTAAAAGAAACCACAGAAGGAGATCCTACAATACCACAAAACGAATTACTTCGTTTGAGGACTAGAACAGGCCATCAAATATTGATGCATAATAGTGAAGACTTAATTTACATTGGCAATGCTCGCGGTACTACTTGGATAGAAATGACTAGTGACGGTAAAATTGATATTCATGCACAAGATAGTGTTAGTATTATGACTGAGAATGATCTTAACGTTACTGCTGAACGTGATATTAATTTAGAAGCTGGAAGAAATGTTAACATAAAAGCTACAGGCCGGTACAATGATGGTAGTGCAACTGATAAAAATAGTTTTGATAATGGCAGGGTGCAAATAGAATCAGCATATAATTATAATTTACATGTTGGCGCTGACAGTAAAGTTACTGTTGGCAAAAATCACAACATTAAAGTTAAGAAAGAACAGTATATTGAAACAGGTAGTAACTTACATCTTAAAACAGATCAAGATAATAGACTATCTGCAGGAGCTTACACACATATTAATAGCGTCAAAGAACATAGGGAAACCGCAACATATATCCATATGAATGGTCCTACAGCGGCAATAGCAAATCCTGCTTCAGAAGTTGTTGTTTTAGGAACAGTTGCATTACCTAGAATTAAGCCCGGCGGCGTAATTGAAGAATATGAAAGTATATTAGCAAGATCTCCACAACACGAACCTTGGCCGCATCACGAAAACATGGATCCTTTATCATTTAAAAAATCAGAAACTGATAGGGAATCACCAGGAGGATTACCTTCTGCTAATAGGATTTTAACACCTGACACATTCTTTAAAAATATTGGAGGAAGAAAATCAAGTGCATATGTTGCAGGCTCAGGAGGACAAATAACTACAGGAGTTACAGCAAATGCATTATCAACAAATGTTGATGGAGAGCCTATAGGGTTTGTCGGTAGTGATGATTATGCCGAAAGTCCAGACTTTACTGGCGTTTATGATTATGACGGATTTTCAGGATTAGGTAAACTAAGCAGCAAATACGAATCAAAAGACGAACCAGCCGCAATTGGGTACGACAGAACCGGCGGATGGAGTTATGGTACATATCAAATAGCTTCAGCAACAGGTGCTATGGGCAACTTTATTAAATTCTGTCAAGCAGGCAGTTTTAGTGACCTAGGAAAATCACTAATGACTATAGGCGGCGAAAACGCAGCACGAGCAGGCAGTGATACATTTAAACAAGGTTGGGTAGCAATTATGGCCGATAGTGCCAATGTCGAAGCCCAACATGCATTTGGGGTTGAATTATATTTTCAACCATCTGCTAAACGTATAAAACGTGCAACTGGAGTTGATGTAATAAAAAGATCTAAAACATTAATGGATGTTGTGTGGTCTACAGCAATACAACACGGCGAAGGCGGCTGTCAAAGAATATTTGAAAGAGCAATTAGAAATACAGGAGCAGAGAATCCGTCAGATAGAGGTATAATCAAAGCAGTATACTTAGAAAGAGCCGCAGGAAACGGAATGAAATATTTTGGAAAAAGTAATTCTGGAGTAAGAAAGTCCGTTGTAAACAGATTCCGCAACGAAATGGCAGATGCATTTAAGAGTCTACAAGACGAAGTAGAAGCAATAGGGTCACCAACATTATCGCCAGGCGATAATCTTTCAACAACACCGCCAATTGGCCCACAATAATAGGGTAAATACAATATGAGCCAATTAGAAAAAAACTTATATAAACGTGTAGTAGTTCAACCTAACTTAAAAAAGTCTGCAGACGGTAGATCTTATCGAGGATTTTCTACTACTTCTAATAATCCAAAAAACTTTGGTTTATACGACTACGATTTAATTAAACAAGATTTAATAAATCATTTTCATATTCGTCAAACAGAAAAGTTGAGTGACCCAACATTTGGAACAATTATATGGGATATTTTATTTGAACCATTTACTAGAGAAGTGCAAGAAGCAGTAGTTAACGATGTAACACGAATAGTAAACTATGACCCAAGAACAAAGATAGATAAAATTCTAGTAGATACATTTGATCAAGGTATTCAAGTTGATATAACACTTACGTTTTTACCGTATAAAATACAGGATCAGTTACGTTTTAAGTTTGATAAAGAGAATGGATTATTAAGCTAAAATAATATACGCACTTTTTTCATTCAGATAAATATCATTAGTAAACAAGGAAACGTACATGTCTGCAACTGATAGGCAGTCAAGGCTACTAGTAGCTGAAGACTGGAAAAGAATTTATCAATCATACCGTAACGCTGATTTCCAAAGCTATGACTTTGATAATCTTCGTCGCACAATGATTAATTACCTGCGCCAAAATTATCCAGAAGATTTTAACGACTATATCGAGTCAAGTGAATACCTTGCACTGATTGATATGATTGCTTTCCTTGGGCAAAACTTATCATTCCGCATTGATTTAAATGCTCGTGAAAACTTCCTTGAAACAGCAGAACGTAGAGAAAGTATACTACGTCTTGCACGTATGCTTTCATATAATCCAAAACGTAATCAAGCAGCAAGCGGATTATTAAAAATTAACACAATTAAAACCACAGAAAATGTACTAGATAGTAATAGATTAAATCTAGCAGGTATTACTGTTAAGTGGAATGATCAAACTAACTCAAATTACTTTGAGCAATTTTTAAAAATCTTAAATTCTGCATTACCATTACAAAATGCAATTGGAAATCCACTAAAAACTGAAACTATTGCTGGAGTAGTAACACAAAAATATAAATTTAACGGAACATCAACAGCATCTGCAATATACCCGTTTACCAAAAGAATTGAAGGGGTAAACACACGTTTTGAAGTTGTAAGTAGTGATATTGTAGGAGAAAATATTATTGAAGAAGCACCGCTTCCCGGCAATAGTCCGTCAATGTTATTTAGAGATGACGGCCAAGGCGCAGGCAGTGCTAATACAGGTTTCTTTATGTCGTTTGTTCAAGGAAGATTAGACGCCGGAAAATTTAATGTTAGTAATCCAACACCTAATCAATCAATTGCTATTGATGCAGAAAATATTAATAATAGTGATGTTTGGTTATTTGGTTTAAATTCATCAGGATTTGAAAATCAAGCATGGACTAAAATAGACTCTGTTGAAGGCAATAATGTTGTATATAATAGTTTATTCAATAAAACAAAAGATGTTTTTGCAGTAACTACTAGGATCGGCGACAGAATCAATTTAGTCTTTAGTGACGGTGTGTTTGGAAACTTACCATCAGGAGACTTTAAAGTTTATTATAGAACAAGCTCAGGACTAAGAGCTGTAATAACACCTGCAAGTCTTGGCACAATTCAAATAGAAATACCTTACCAAACTAAAAAAGGTACTAAAGAAACATTAACAATTGGTTTAAAACTAACATATACAGTTAGCAACGGTACTGCTACTGAATCGAACGAAGAAATTAAAGCAAATGCTCCTGCAACATATTATACACAGGATAGACTAATTACAGGCGAAGATTACAACATTGGTCCACTTGCAGTAAGTCAGGAAATTATTAAAACTAAAAGTACTAACAGAATATCTAGTGGCATAAGTAGGTATTTTGACTTAAAAGATGCAAGTGGAAAATACTCAAATACTAGTTTATTTGTAGATGATGGTATTATTTACAAAGAAGAATATCAAGAAAAACAATCTTTTACCTTTGCAACCCAAACAGATATCGAAGGTGCAATTTATAATACTATTGAAGAGATAATAAAGTATTCAAATAGTAAAAACTTTTACTTGTCAAAGTATCCAAAAATTATTGTTAGTGACTTAAATGCTTCTTGGAATGCTAAAACTTCACAAACTAACAATTACACTGGTATTTTTCAAGACACAAGCTCAACGCCATATCCTGTAGGAGAATTTACTGCTAATAGTCTAAGATTAATAGAACCAGGAACAGTAATAAAATTTGTACCACCTTTAGGTAAACATTTTATGGCAGATGGTACATTAATGGACGATACCGGCGCTGATCATTTTGGAAAAACTATGTACAAGTGGGTTAAGGTGTTATCAGTAGACGGTGACGGAACATCGTTGTCAATAGATGCAGACTCAAATGATTATAGCAGAGCAAGTATTGCGCTAAATGACTTTATTCCAACAGGTGCATTAATTGAACAAATTATACCAAAATATTCTCAAGCATTAATTAACGATATTAAGACACAACTTATTGATCAAGCATTTGAATTTAGAAACTTTGCTTTACGATATGATAATTATGATCGCCAATGGAAAATTGTATTAGCAGAAGATGTTAACACAATTAATGATTTTGCAATAGGTAAAGCCGGCGACACTTCTGGCGAAAATCTTGATGCTAGTTGGATGATGTATTTTAAAACAGACGGACAAAAATATACTATTACTTATAGACAAATGCGTTATGTAATGGAAAGCGAAAATGAAATACGTTTCTTTTTTGATGGAGCAGATAAAATTTATGATCCTGCTATAGGAGAAGTTATTCGTGATAAAATTGATATTTTAAATATTAACCGTAAGCCCGGAGAATTAACTCCGTTTACAAGAGATTTTTCTTGGACAATTACAGATCAGTATAAAGATGCTGAGGGTTATTTAGATAGTCGTAAAATACAAATACAATTTATTGATCTAGATGACGACGGAGTATTTGATGATCCAGATATATTTGAACAAATAGTCGGAGAATCTGATACGTCAGTCCCGATCACTGAAAAGGTTGTATTTCAAAAAATATATACTACGTCGGATGGTGTACAAGATTTTAAATTTTTTAATAATTTAAATAATGAAATAATCATTGTCCAGAACGAGTCAGCAATAGCTCCGTATAGCGCCCGACTAGAGGGACAAATATTCTATTTACAAGATGAGCAAATATTTAGAAAATTAAATAAAACTTTAAATAATACTGAAATTAATACCGATTACAAAGCATTCTTTGGCCGTTCAAATTTAAAATTTCATTATATACATGTTGCAGATAGTAATTACAGAATTGATCCAAGTTCGAGTAATATTATTGACACTTATCTATTAACTAAAACATATGATAGAGAACTAAAACAATATATTGCAGGACAATTACTAGTTGAACCTAGACCGCCGAGCAATGACCAATTACTTAGGAATTACGGCGGCGAAATTGCTAAAGTTAAAAGTATAAGTGATGATATCATTTATCATCCTGTACGTTATAAAATATTGTTTGGGCCAAAGGCTCCAGCAGATTTACAAGTTAAATTTAAAATAGTTAGAAATAAAAACTTAGTTATTAATGACAACGAACTAAAAGCAGATATTATTGACGAAATAAACAAATTTTTTGATATTGAAAATTGGGACTTTGGAGAAACATTTTATTTCCAAGAACTTAGTGCATATATTATGAACAAACTATCTCCAAGATTAGTTAGTTTTTTAATAGTTCCTCGACAAACTACGCAAACATTTGGTAGTCTTTTTGAAATAAAAAGTGAAGCAGACGAAATATTTACAAGTGCAGCAACAGTAAGTGATATTGAAACCATAGATGAAATTACAGCAACACAAATACAAGCATCAGGAAATGTAATTAGTTCTGTTCCAAACCCAGTAACAACAGGAATTGTATCAAGCAATTCAATTAGCAATAACAGTAGCTCAAGTAGTAGCTCAAGTAGTAGCTCAAGTAGTAGCTCAAGTAGTAGCTCAGGCAGCGGCAGCTCGAGCAGCAGCAGTAGTAGTAGCGGCGGAGGATATAGTTACTAATGGCATACAATGATGATCAAAATGCGTCTCCACTTCCGGTGCCGGGACAAGATAAAAACATTACAGCAAGTGATTTTTTACCTTCTTTCTTTAGAACAGCGGCTAACAAAAAGTTCTTACAGGCAACACTAGATCAGTTAATACAACCGGGTGTTGCAGAAAAAATAAATGGCTAT